CAGCATCATCGGCCTGGCCCCGGGGGAAAAGATCCACGACAGCAACCCTGGCCGCCCCAACGCAGCCTTTGACCCGTTCACCCAAGCCATCCTGCGCCAGATCGGTGTGGCCATCGAGCTTCCCTTTGAATTGCTGGTGAAACACTTTACCGCCAGCTATTCCGCCGCACGGGCCGCCTTGCTGGAAGCCTGGAAGTATTTTTCCACCCAGCGCAAGTGGATGACCGACCATTTCAACCGGGTGGTGTATGAAATTTGGATGTACGAAGCCGTTTCATCCGGACGCATTGTTGCCCCCGGTTTCTTCACAGACCCCATCATCCGCCAAGCTTACCTGGGATCTGTCTGGATCGGCCCCGCCAAAGGCCAGATTGACGAACTCAAAGAAATCAAAGCCGCTGAATTGAGAGTGGACATGGGCGTTTCCACCCTTTCCGAAGTCACCGCCGAAATGACCGGTGGCGATTGGGAAAAGAAACACCCCCAAAGCGTGAAGGAACACAACGCCCGGAAAGACGCCGGGCTCATTACGGAAACCGTCAACAACGGAGACCTGCCAGATGAAAATTTTTGACATCTTAACCAGTCCATGGGCCATCATTCCTGATAATTTGCTCGAGATACAGGAAATTTACGCCACCCATCTCCGAGGGGAAAAGATCGACATCAAGGCCGTTGAAGCCGCCATCGGGAAACCGCTCGATAACGAACAAAAGCCCTATGAAGTACACAACAACATCGCCGTCATTCCCGTTCAAGGGGTCATCGCCAAACGCATGAATCTTTTTTCCCAAATTTCGGGAGGGGTCTCCACCCAAAAGCTGGGAAACGACCTCATGGAAGCCATTCGTGACCCGGACATCGACGCCATACTGCTGGACGTGGATTCCCCAGGGGGAACGGTAGATGGAACTGAAGACGCCGCTAACCTAATTTTGGCCGCCCGCCATAAAAAGCCAATAGTGGCCTGGACCGATGGAATGATGGCCTCCGCCGCCTACTGGATCGGGTCCGCCGCCGAGAAAGTTTATATCAGCGGGAAAACCCCCACCGTGGGCAGTATCGGTGTGGTAGCCACCCATGTGGATCGTTCTGAATACGAGAAGCGCCAAGGGATCAGAACCACGGAAGTGTATGCCGGAAAATACAAGCGCATTGCTTCGGAACACAAGCCACTGAGCAAAGAAGGGCTCAAGTCCATACAGGACCGGGTGGATTATTTCTACTCCCTGTTTGTGGACGCGGTGGCCGAAAACAGAGACGTTTCAGCCGAAACGGTTCAATCAGGCATGGCAGACGGTCAGTTGTTTATTGGTCAGCAAGCCATCAACGCCGGGCTGGTGGACGGTGTTTCCACTTTTGACGACCTGTTAAACACCCGAATCCCCTCCATGGTGGAGGAAAGAGAAGCAGACCAAGAACTTTTAACATTTGAAAGGAGTTTACCATGAAGAATCTTGAAGAATTGCAAGGGAAATACCCCAAAATTTACCAGGCGGTATTTGACAAAGGACACGCGGAAGGCCTCAACGCAGCAGAAGGGAAAGCCAATGACAAAGCCCTCAAGGATGGCATTGCCCAGGGCCGCACGGAAGGCGCCCAAGCCGAACGCGACCGCATCAAGGCCGTGGAAGACCAGTTAATCCCCGGTCACGAAGCCCTGATCGAAACCCTGAAATTCGATGGCAGCACCACCGGTGAACAGGCCGCCGTCAAGGTCCTGCAATCGGAAAAAACCATGCGTGCCGACCTGGCCCAAAAGCTCAAGGACGACGCGCCGGATCCGGTTCCCCACGCGCCGGCACCCGAAGGCGACGACCCAAAAACGCCCCAGGCAATATGGGACCATGACGAAAACCTGCGGGCTGAGTTTCAGAATGATTTCGACAGATATGCCGCTTTTTTAAAGGCCGAAGCCGCCGGGCAGATCCGGATCGTCAGTAGGCAGTAGTAAGGCGGAAAACTCGAATCAGTAATAAAGCGGAATTCACGAATCACTAACAAAGGAGAAATACCATGACCACATTAGCAAAAGATACAGCGCGAGATTTAGAGCTGGGCGAACTGGGAGAATACCCGGTCATCGCGTCAGACATTATTTACGAAGGGGCAGCCGTAGGCCTGGTGGATGCCACAGGGCACGTCCAACCCCTCACATCTTCGGATCAATTCGTGGGGTTCGCCCAGCGACAAAAAGACAATTCCGACGGGGACGCCGCCGCCGTCAAGGTGATAACCGTCAAAAGAGGGTCCGCCAAGGTGGCTATCTCGGGTGCCGTCATCACGGACGTTGGGCAGGCTGTTTACGCCACCGACGACAACACCTTTGTTTTCACCCCCGTGGGCTCCGTCTTTATCGGGTTTGTGCGAAGGTGGATCTCCTCCGGGTACGTCATCGTGGAGTTCAACGCCGGAGTCCTCAAGAGTCCCTGGGAAGGCCGAGTCTGTGAAGCCCTGGCCGCCTCAACCAAGACGCTTGACGCGCAGGACACCAACAAGGTCATCGCTTGCACCGTGACCACCGTTATCACACTCCCCGTCACCGCCACCGCACTTAAAAATGTCACATTACTCTGTGTGGGACCATTCGGCACCGTGGAAATTACCGCCAACCCCAACGCAAATGACGGAATCATGGGACCCGACCTGGCGGGCACCGCCAACAAGGACCTGGTCAACACAGCGGCAACGGCAAGACGTGGCGACTTTGTCACCATCAACGCCGGACACGCCGACGGATACACCGTGGAAGAACTGAAGGGAACCTGGGCCGCCGAATCGTAACCGACATTGACGGGCAACGATATTTGACACCACGAACACCATAAGGAGAAAAACAATGGGAGCAGGAACATTAGGCAGCCGAGCCATTATCGGCGAATTTTATAATAAGCTGGAGCAAAACATCGGGACATCATGGATTAATGACGTGTCCATGCTGTTTCAGAGCAACCAGGAATCCGAAACCTACAAATGGCTGGGCATGGCGCCCGGAATGCGCGAGTGGGTTGGTGGAAGAAACGCCAAAGGCTTCAGGGAAAACGGTATCACCATCGCCAACAAAACCTATGAAGCCACCATGGAAGTTCTTTTGGACGAAATCCGCCGGGACAAAACCGGACAGGTCATGCTTCGCATAGCCGAACTGGCACAGCGGACCAACAGCCATTGGGCGTCTCTTTTGACCACCCTGATCGTAGCAGGAACCTCTGGCGAATGTTATGACGGACAGTATTTCTTTGATACGGACCACAGCGAAGGCGACAGCGGAACCCTGGACAACGATTTGACCGGGGCCGCCGCAACGGGCACCCAGCCCACCGCCGCTGAAGCTGAAGCCGCCGTTATGGCATGCGTCACCGCCATCCTGGGTTTCAAGGATGACCAGGGGGAGCCCATGAACGAGGGCGCCAGCAAGTTCCGCATCATGATCCCCGCAGTCTTTTTGTCGCCCTTTGCCGCCGTGTTGAACAACGAGTTTATCGCGTCCGGACAAAGCAACATCGTCAAAAACATCGACGGGTTTAGCTTCACCATGACGGTCAACCCGCGCTTGACCTCCGGGGCCATTTTTTATGTATTCCGTGCCGACGGACAAACCAAGCCCTTTATCCGACAGGAAGAGGAACCCGTAAGCTTGAGCGCCATCGCCGAGGGTAGCGAACTGGAATTCAAGGAAAACAAGCATGAGTATGGCGTGAAGGCCATCCGCAATGTGGGATATGGGTACTGGCAGCACGCCTGCGTTTATACTTTCACATAATCTCGTTCATTGAAGGAGAAAACGCCATGCCGAAGCGTAAACCCGCCAAAAGGAAAAAGGCATCATGACCACCTTTGCCGAACAGGTGGCGGGCGATGATTTGGATGTGTTCTTTAATACCGACGAACACGCTGCAACCTACAGCTACAACGGAACCGGCATCCCCTGCATTGTGGATGAGCGCACGGAGGAAGTCGATGGGGCTGTGGTTGACACCGCTTATTTGTTGGTGCTGGCCAGTGATGTTCCTTCGCCGGATTACCGCGATACCGTTGTGATTGGGTCCGACACGTGGCGGGTTCAAGAAGGCCCTTATTCCAGGACCGACGGTCAAGTGTGGCGGCTTCCAATCGTGAAAGATGAAAGGCCAATCCTCTAATGGGCGTGAACTTTACAGCCAGGGTTAAAGCCCTTCAACGCGACCTAAAAGCCTATGACAAGAAGCGCATCAAGGCGTATCAGACCGCCGTGAAGGTGGAGGGGTTTCGCCTGGCCAAATCATTGAAAGATGAAATTAAGTCCGGATCACCCGGGGGGCGTGCTTTTTCACCATTATCACAAATTGCCACAAAACGCCGGTATCGCAACAAGAAAAAGCCGCCATTATACCGCCTGGCGGTGCCGGTGCGTTACCGTGCCGACTACCATGACGGGCGGATGGATTTCAGTATTGGTTTTGTGGATCCTTTCAAAGGCCCGAAACTAAGCAAATCATGGAAGCGCCTGGCACAGTTACACCAGGCCGGGGGGAAGATCCCCGTTACGCCGGATATCCGAAAAGCATTTATTGGCATAGCCGCCGACATGCAAAAGAGAAAAAACACCCGCAACCAGTCCAACGTCTTCTTCTTAAAGAAAAACACCACCCACATGGACATCCCCGCCAGGCCCATCATTGAGCCGTTCTGGGATGCCCATAAAAAAGATGCTGAAAGAAATATCGTCTTAAATTTCCACCGGAAAATGCAGGGAGAACGCATATGACAGTAACACCCGTATTTGAGGGCATGTATTCGCTGGATGAAAACGGCGTCGCTTATGGAGAGAATAGATGAACATCACCACCATCATACACGCCTTTCGAGACGCCGTTCACGACGACGCAACCCTTTCCGCCTGGTGCGTCACTAATTATGGCAGCGCCCACAATGTCCATGTGGGGGTCGATGTCCGAAACCCCCCTTCCATCGATCGCCCCCTGGTGCATCTTTTCCCGGTTTCCCGCACAGACGGACAAAGCGGTGAAGCTTGTGTGA